CAAGGGGAGGGGGGAGGGGGGTCGACCGGAGATCGACCCCGGGGGTGGGGTCATGTCACCTCATGCGCGCCGAGGTGCGGCGGGTCGCCCCGCTCGCAGCAGGTACTTGCTGACGGTGTTTGCGTGCACGCCTAGGCGCTCGGCGATGACCACCCTCGGCAAGCCCTCGGCCTCGAGCTCGAGGATGGAGCGCTCGAGCTGGGCGCTGATGGCGTTCGCGCGGCGCCGCTTGCGCCGCACGCGCGCGGGTCTCGCCATTCGGTGCACGTACCTGTACCAGCTGCGCTGGTCGACACCGAGGCGCTGGCAGATCTCCTCGATGGTCGCGCCCTCGCGCAGCATGCGCTCACCCTCGGCACCGAGCTCGGGTGTGACTGCAGGTGGTCGCCCCGTGCGCTGAGGCGCACCGAGACTCTCACGCACGCGGGCCGTGGCCAGGCGCACGAACCGCCCCGAGGTGCGTGCGCGCTTCATCGGCTTAACCTCGGCCAAACTCCGTGTGAGAAGCGCATCGCTCACCGGGCGAGAGCGCACCTGCGGTCTCGAGTAGGGCCTCTTCACGCGTGCCTCCACACGAGCAACACGCACGAGAACGGCGGCGACCCAACGCCCACGGCGTCGCGGTTGCCCGGGTGGCCGAAGGCGATGCGCCCAGGCAAGAAGTGCGTGGTGAGCACGTGATGGCAGGCCCTCGCCACGGTGCTCGGGTAGCCCACCTCGAGCTTCAGCATGGCCCGGTCACGATTCGGCTCAACCACCTGCTGCCACCACGGCTGTTCGGTTCTCGTGCTCGGCAGCAGCATCGCAACGAGCTCGGCGTTGCCGGCGTGCACCGAGTAGTGCGCGCGGCGCACCCACGGCTCGATGTCGCTGTAGGGCGGGTTGCACCACACGCGCCCCTGCCACGGCTGCCTGAGACCGTCGTCCTGGATGCCGTACCAGCGCTCGGCCCAGTGGCTCTCCTCGTCTGCAGCCACATCGAGGTCCCACCCATCGACCCCAGCCAGGCGCATGCACAGGTCCATTGTCGTGCGTGTCGTGTAGCGACGGTCGATGTCCTCGGTCGGGTCGACGCGCGCCTCAGGGAACAGGTCGCCCGTCATCGCGTCGAGTTCCAGTTTCGGCCGGCCTTGATGCGCCAGATGGCGCGCACGTCGTCGACAGTGAGGGAGAGCCCGACGCGCTGCCCGCACTCGGGGCATCGGCGGGCATGGCTCGTCGGGCGCTTCATCAGTCGCGCCCCCCATCGCGGATGACGTCGTCGAGTTCAGGACCGCGAGGAGCGCCGGCCTCGGCAACAGGGCTGCCGTTCGCGTCGAAGCCGTAGACCTTCTCGAGCGCGAGCTCGACCGACGGCTTCACCTCGGGCGCGACGGCTCGCTTAGCGGCAAGCCACGCCACGCGCATGTGGTGGCGTAGCATGAAGCATTCTGGGGAACTGTCCCGCACGCAGTCCCCCTCGATGATCACGACTTCCAGCGCTTCCCGCAGCCGCGCTTGCTCTCTCGCCGCAGCCGCCGATGACTCGGCCAGCGCCTCGAGGGCGCGCTCGTAGCGGTGCTGCGCCTCGTCACGCTCGCGCTCGAGCTCGGTCACACGCTCCCGATGCGTGTCCCAACTCGGCCCGGATTGGTAGTCGAGCGTGGAGCGCACCTTGTCGAGCAGCTCTCTGTGGAGCTCGAGCGAGATGGAGCCTCCGTCGAGGATCTCGAGGAGCGCCTCACACAAGTCGGTGATCGCCTCGTTGCTGAGGATGGTCCCTCGTCGCCTGACCTCTGCTGCAAACCTCGCCCTCTCGATTCGTTCGGTGTCCATCAGCTGTCCCCCTCGTAGAACTCAACGCGGGCGCCCCATGCGCCCACCTCAGCGTCAGGGACGAACGCAACGCGCTCATCCCGGTCATCGACACCCAGCACCGCGGCGACGCCGTCGGTGAGGGCCTTCGTCGCCATGCCCAGGTTGTCGTGGCTGTCGAGCTGCCGAGGCCCGATGCGCACGAGCCGCACGACCAGCCCTCGGAGCTTGAGCACCTTGCGCAGCTTGAGGCGGTACGACGCTAGGACCAGTGCGGCCGCGGTGCGGTGCGCCTTGCTCGTCTTCGCTCGCCCCGCCCAGTGCAGCGAGCGGTGGTCGTTCGCGCGCGACTCGAGGCGAAGGCCGGGCAGGGCGACCGCGACGAAGGGCTCGTCGCTCGCGAGGATCTCCAGCGCCGCGAGGCGCTTCATGGCGGATGCAGAGAGGCTCATCGGCGCACCGCCTGACGGTCGGCGGCCTCGACTTGGTCCATGCGCCTCATCGCCCACGCGCGGTGCTCGGCGACGTACTGCATCGGCTCGCGGAGGTTCGCCCAGGCGTAGCCGTATGTCGGGTTCAGCGCCTGCCCGGTGGCGCCGCTGAAGTGCATGCGGCCCTTCGGATCGTAGAGCGCCCACGGCCAGTGCGCGGTGGGGTGACCGCAGTGACGTAGCTCCCAGCCATCGGGACCAGCCCAGCGAGCCGCCAGCTCGCCCCACGGCTTCGGGTCTGTCCGAATCCACCCGAGCGCGGCAGCCTCCTTGTGCGAGATGGGAGCGGGCTTCATGCCGCGGCCTCCCGTTGCTCGACCCCTGGCTCAAGCTCGACGCGCACGCCCATCACGCGCAGCTCCGGCCAGTTCGCGGCCCACCACTCGACCCTGAACGGGTCCGTGGTGCGCCCGACGAGCAGCTCGCCCCATCGCTCCCATCGGCACTCGGCGAGCAGGCTCGGGAGTTGTGCGTTCATCGGCGCCGCGACACGGCAGGCCGCATCGAGGGCCTCCTGGTCGTCGCGGGACGGCCCCGCCGATGCCCCGGCCTGCCCCGCACGCGCACGGAAGCGGTCGACCCGGCTGGCGTCCCGGCAGATAAGCTCGAGGTCGTCGTAGCGCTCGCCCCGGTCGTTCTGGCCCATGTTGTGGGGCGTGAGGGTGCATCCGTCGACCGCCTGGCAGAGCTCCTCGACGCTGTACCCGTCGCGCAGCCGTCCCTCGACGGCCTTGCGGCGCTTGGCGTCGAAGACCGTCGTCGAGCGCTTCCCCATGACGCGCCGCCAGTGCTCAAACACCCGCTCAGGCCGCGGGTCGACCTCAGGCGCAGCCTGAGTCGACAGAGGTAGTTGTTCTTTCTTCTGCGTCTGCGTCTGCGTCTGCGTCTGACGTGTTTCGTCCGTGGTCTGTCCGATGGACGTCCGGCGGACATCCTCAGGACGTCCGAGCAGTCTGGCCGCCTCTTTCCTTTCGCGGTCTTGCGCGCGCTTGGAGAGCTGCTCCCGGTAGCGATCGAGCCCCTTGACCCTCAAGACCTGGGCTCCGTCCTCGGTGATTAGCCCCAGCTCGATGAGGGCCTCGACGAACTCCCCGCGAGTCCCTCGCCAACGAGCTCCGGCCTCGACTTGGGCGACGGCCGTCTGACCCTGCACGATTCCGCTCAGCTCGAGGTCCGCGGGACGGGAGAGTGACCAGCGCCAAAGGAACACGAGGTGTCCCATCGCCCGGGCCTCTTCGATGCCGAGCACGGCGGCGAGTTCGACGGCCCGCTCGAAAGCGTCCTGGTCAACCTGCAGCCATGGGAGCCTCACGCGCCACCTCCCAACCTCTCCAGGAGCGACGTGAAGCGGCCCTTGAGCTTCGCCCACTCGATCCACACGAGGTTGCGCTCAGCGACCGCGACGTCGCGCTCCTTCTCGGCGACGTTGCGGAGCAGGCGCTCCACCTCGAGCTCCTTCCTCAGGTGGTCGATGTGCAGCTCAGAGGCCGTCGGGCCCTGCTCTCCACCCCGAGCCTCCTCGCGGTCGAGCGCGCACTGAGCGCAGCCCCAGCCGTCGCAGTTCAGGCACGGGGTCACGACTCGCCCCCCTCGGTGAGCTTTTGGCGGAGCCCGTCGAGCCAAGCCTGAGCGAAGACCTCGAGCTCCTGGTCGGCGTCGATGCTCAGCGCCGCGCACACCGCGCGGAAGCGCTCGAGGGCCACCCCCTCGGTCGACTCCTTCGGCGCGGCGACCGCCTTGCGCGCGGCGCCTCCGCGCACGCCGATCGCCTGTGCGGCGGCAGGAGCCTCAGACGAGCGGCAGCCCGTGGCGCACCTGCCGGTGGTGTTCGTTCGGCGCAGCGTCTTGTCGCAGCCGGCCCGGCTGCAGGTTCTTGTGGTGTCGGTCATGGTGTCAGGGCGTCAGGTCGACGGGGTTGGAGTGACGGGCGCCGGCAGCGCGCTCGAGGTCGGACCGGCCCGAGAACTCGGTCTGCCCGGGGGCGGCGGTGAGGGTGAAGGCGCCGCGCTCGTGCCGGTGCGGCTGGTCGACGCGGTGCTCGGGGAGGCGGCAGCGGCGGCCCGTGACGGCGCACACCGCCTGGCATGCCCCGCGCCAGCCCGGCCTGATGGCAGGCGGTGGCGCGGAAGGTGTCGGCAGCTTGGGCGGAGGGAGCACAAGCACCTCCGGCTGAGCCCGAGCAGAGGGCGCAAACAACGACCCCCTCGGCCTGCGTCGGGGCGGGGAGGGCTTGACGACGATGACTGTGGGGCCCAGCTGCAGGCCGAGCCGTCGGGCGACGACGCTCTTCGCGAGGCTCATGCCTCCCTCCTGAGTTCAGCGAGCTCTGCGGCTCGACGTGCCTTCACCTTCGCGGCCCAGCCGGCGCCGTTGCGGTTGCCCTTCGGCGCGCCAGGGCTGCGGGGGTGGTCGCGGTCGAGCCAGGCGCGGGCGGCGTCGACGAGCTGCTCGGCGTCAGCCTCGATGCCGGCGTAGATGAGCCCGTTGAAGTTCCCGAGGATGACCAGCGAGTAGCCGGCGACGTAGCGCTTGAGCGAGACTCCAAAGCCCCGCTTGCGGCAGCAGGAGCGGAGTCGCTTCAACGCGGCCGCGTGAGCGGGGGTGCTCATGCAGCCCTCCGTGCGCGGCGAGCTGCCTGCTCCATGCGCAACATCCGCATCTGGCGCTCGAGCTCGACAGCACCGACCTTGAGCCAGCGCTGCCCCGCGTCGGTGACCGACAGGGTGCGGCCCTTGCCGACCGACCAGGTGACGAACTCCTTCGTCTTCAAGGCCTCGAGGTGACAGGCCACGGTGTGCGTGCTGCTGACGCCGGTGGCGTCGGCGAGCTCGCGAATGGTGGGCGGGTAGCCGTGGCTTCGGCGGCTCGCCTCGATGAGCTCCATCACCCGGAGCTGGGCGAGGGTGGGGGTGGGCGCGTCAGCCATGAGCGGGCGCCCCCTCGGCGTTCATCTCGCGGAGCAACTCCTCGATGCGCCGCTTCAGCTCGGCGTTCTCGCGCGCCAGCTGTTCGATTCGCTCGCGCGCACCCTGCTTGCGCTTGGGCGGGTCGAGCGGCAGGCAGCCCTGGACGTTGAAGACCAGGCGGTACTCGAACTCGCCGTCGGCGATGCAGCGGTTCTCGATGGTGACGTGGTGCTCGCGGCGGATCTCGAGGAGCCGCGCGCCGTAGCGCCAGCCACCAACGGCGCGCAGCTCGCTCATGTGGTGCCACAGACCGTCTGCGAGGAGCGCGCGCAGCGCCTCGCGCTTGCTGGGGGCGGTCGTGGGGATGTCGGCAGCACTCACGGCTCGCCCTCCACGTCCCGGTCGGTGCGCTCGGCGATCTCCACCACGGCCTTGAGCTCGGCGATGCGCTCACCCAGCCCGAATCCGCGACGCACTTCCCACGCCTCGACGACAGCACGCCCGGCGCGCGCGAGCTCTTCGGCGAGCGCGAGCGCGGCCTGAACCTCCGGCACGTCGCGCACGCTGATGGTCATCACAACGGCATCGCTCATCTTGCAGCCCCTCCCGAGGAGTCAGAGAAGCCGCCAAGGTGCACTGAACTTGGGTTCAGGACCATTAGGGCTCTTCTGTGCCCGGTTTGTGCTCAACGAGTGAGCACGTACAGTGAACAGTGGTTCAGTGATGGACCGAAACGCTGTGCGTAGGTCCACGGATTCACGTCAGTAGCGACGACTACGCACGTCTGGGACTGATGCGAGTGAGGGTTGACACGGTGGGGGTCGCTGGTTCGAGACCAGCAGGACGCACTCACGAAACCCACCGTAACCCGGTGGGTTTTTCGTTTCTGGCGACCCCACCACCTCACGCGCGTTCAGTCCTGCACCTCCTTGGTGTGCTCGGTTTGTGTCCGAGGAGTGAGCACTCGATGTGACGACTGGGACTCGCCGACCTGCTCAACGGCGCCGCGGAGGTCCTCGACCTCGAGGTGGCCGTAGATGTCGGCGGTGATGCGGATGGAGCTGTGCCGGAGGATGCGGCTCACGTGCGCCAGGGGAACGCCGGCGCGCATGAGGTTGGTGGCGCAGCTGTGCCGGAGCCCGTGGAAGGTGATGCGCAGCGGGCGGTGCACGCGCACCCGGCGCATGTGGCCGTCGACGGTGCAGCGGGCCGGCTGGGGGAGCTCGGCGTGGATGCGCTCGTGGGGGCGCCCCGCGCGCTTGCACGTCAGGCAGTAGCTCAGCCAGCTCTGCGCCCACCCCATGCGGCCGCACGCGCGCCGCAGCACCAGGTGAGGGTCGGCCTCGCGGGTGCGCTGGTTCCCGAGCTCGTCGGGGAACAGGAAGAAGCCAGGCGTGCGACGTGCCTTCTCGAGGTACGGCCGGAGGATGCTCGGCACGGGGAGGGTGTCGTGGCGGCCGCCCTTCGTCGTGTCGCGCTGGTGCGAGGCGGCGACCCGCAGGGTCTGGTGCTCGCGGTCGTAGTCGGTCTTCTTGAGCGCGAAGATCTCCCCGCGGCGCAGCCCCAGGAACGCAGCCACCGCCATCACCCCGCGCCACGACTCCGAGACGACCGGCAGCACGGCGTTCACCTGCTCCGGGCTGAGGGTGACCTTCGACTTCTTGGGCACCGTGCGCACGCGCACATCGGCGGCGGGGTTGCCCCCGCTCCACTTCTTCGGCGGCTGCCGGGCCGCCTCGAAGGCGCTCGAGAGGTAGCCGCGGACCTTGTTCAGGGTGGCCGGGGCGCTCCTGGCCTTCTCCATGGGGAGGAAGACCTTCGCCTCGAGCTCGTCGGCGGTGACCATCGCGAGCGGGTAGTCGGCGAGCTCGGTCTTGAGCACGTGCTTGCCGACCTGCATGCGGGCCATGTCGCGGGAGGCCTCAGGACAGCGCTCAGCGACCCACCAAGCGAAGAGCTGCTTGAGGGTGAGCCTCGTCTCGATCGGGGCCGCTTCGAGGCCCAGGCGGACGCGCTGGGCCTGTCCGCTGAGCTCGGCGAGGAGCCCGAGGGCCTCACGTCGGGTCGTTGCGCTCGTCGCCTTGCGGCGGGCGCGACCGAGGCCGTCGCGCCAGCGGACGTACCACACGCCGCCTCGCTGGTAGACGCTGGCCACGGCTCAGGTCCCCGCCTTGAGGGTCGCCGCCCCCGTCCGCTGCGTCGTCTTGCTGGCCAGCCAGCGGTCGAGCTCCTCCCGGCTGAACCTGAGGTCGCGCCCGATGCGCTTGGTCGGCAACTCGCCCCGCGAGGCCGCGCCGTACACCCAGCTCTTGCTCTTGCGGAGGTACGTCGCCACCTCCGTAGGGGTCATGAGGCTCTCGCAGCTCAAGCTCATCGCGCACCCCCACCGCCGCCAACGCCAGCCGCGTCACGCGCAGCACTTCCGCGGGAGTCGCCCTCGCAGGGAAGAACCAGGTCAGCCTCACGTCGCCCCTCGTGCACCTCGGCGCCCTGATGGGTCGCCGCCGACGGCTTGCCAGCCGTACCAGCGTGAGTAGCACCGTGGACTGACACTGAACAATTGGTCAGTGAAAGTGGCCGAAAGAACAGCGGGTCGAGGTTCATGACCAGGTCTCCGTCGGTTGATGGCTACTGCTTGGTGAGGAGCTGCTCGCGCAGCTTCTCGAGGTTCCGCGCCGCCAGGCGCTTCACGTACTCACGGCGCTCGGCCGGGCCTGAGGGAACAGCACCGTTCTCGCGGAGCCAGCTCGCGACGTACTCATCGAGCGCCTCGCTCACGATGTCGCTGAGGCTCTTCTTCGACTCGCCGCCCATCGCGACGTAGGCCTCGTTCTCCAGTCCCTGAATCTCGTCGATGAGATCGACGATGTGCACCGGGACCTGGACACCGTTCAGCCGCTTCCTTGGAGCGCTTGCCTTCGCCATCGCCCCACTCCGCGTAGTCGAGCCACCATCTGTGTTCAACGCCATGTCCATATCGTGCCCCAGTATTGGTAACACGAACAATACTTGAAATGGAACAAATTTGTGTCTAAAAGTGCTGACGATGCTGGCGACGGCGTTGAAGTTGGTGCGGGCGACGGACAGGGCGGTGGGAGTCATCCCTCGCGGATGAAGTGCCGAGAGCAGTGAGCTGAGCAGGGCAGGGACCAGGAGCGGGGAAGCACACCAGGACCAACCATCACGAACGGCGCGTCGACCGACGCGGCCGTGACGGGAGAGCTGCATGCCGAGCATGAGGAAGCCGCGAGCGAAGAAGACCCCGGAGACGTGCGCCGAGCTGGTGCGGGACATCGATGAGCGCCTTGAAGGCGGCGACGCGCTGAGCGACGTCTGGCTGCCGCACGAGGACTGGGCGGCGCTGGTGCACGCCTCGCTCGACGAGCTCGAGCCGAGCTCTACGGAAGCGAACCCTACGGAAGTGGCGCCGGCGAAGTGGTCGGTCCGCGAGACGTTCGATCGGGCCGCGCTCATCAAGGTGCTCGACTGCGGCGTCGACTCGACCTGGGAGGACCTCATCGAGGTCGCCCGCGGCTACGTCATGGCGCTCGAGGCTGAGCGGGCGAGCCTGCTCTGGCAGTCGTTGGAGATCGCCGCGGCTCGCGTGCGCCGCGTGCCGGTGGCGTCGCCCCCGTCCGAGGGCGGCTACGCGGTGAAGGTCGGCTCGCTGTGGGCGGGGTGGGCGGGCGAGCTCGTGCGCGAGAGCGAGCGCCTGGTCGTCGCGCTCGCGTCCGAAGCAGAACGCATCGCGCTTGCCTACTCGAGCGACTACCCAGCGGCGAAGGCGGTGCAGCTCAAGACGCTCAAGCGCGCGACCGTGACGGAGCCGGCAGTGACGGTCGACGTCGAGCTCGGCGCCCAGGCCGGTGGTACCGAGCTGCAAGCGGAGTGCGCCCCGGGTGACCCCGACTGCCCCTCGTGCGGAGCCGGCGAGGAGCGCGAGCCCCCCGAGTGCCCGACCTGCGGCGAGGCCGACGGCCACAAGCCCGAGGACTGCGCGATGCGGGAGCCCGAGGAGCAGCCCAAGAAGAAGCGCTCGAAGAGGAAGGCCCAGGCGGAGCTGCTCACTGAGCCCGCTCCGGGCGAGGCGAGCCGGCGTCTCCGCCCGAACAAGGTGAAGATGACCGACTTCGAGGCCGAGGAAGGAGCGCCGTTCTGATGCGCGCCCTCCTCGAGCTGCTCTGCTCAGTTGTCGGCCACCGCACGCCGCCTGGCGTGCGTCGTGAGATGAGCATCGCGTTCCACTGTGACCGCTGCGGGTGCATTGCCCGCGGCGCCTTCGTCCCCGGGAGACGGGCGTGAGCTCAGGGGGCTGCAGCCGGAGCCGCGGGAGCGCGGCAGCGATCGAGCAACGCCTTCTTCTCGGCGGCGCTCGCGCCCTGCCACTCGGGCAGTTCGGAGGCGATGCACGTCTGGCCAGCGGGCACGGGAACCGGGGCAGGGGCGGGCGGAGGCTCGTCGCTGTCCTGGATGGTGTTGAGCGGGACGCCGATCGCTGCGGCGTAGCGCTCGAGCTCATCCTTCTGGTTCTTGTCCATCAGGTAGCGATCATCGAGCGAGCCCGAGGCGTTCATCGGGATGATCGTGGCCGACTCGGGGCCGGTACACTGGACGTTGTAGAAGGCCACCACGGCAAGGAGCTTGCCCTTCGGTACCTTCGGGGCACGCTTCTTCTCCTCGAACTGGGCGAAGGAGTTCTTCGCCGAGACGCGGAAGAAGCCCATCTCCTTGTCGACGGTCTGCTCGATGTAGCCCGTCATCCGAGAGCGCCCCAGAAGCCGCTCGACGCACGTGCTCGTTCCAGCTGCGGGCGAGGAAATGCCCAAGGGGCCAGCCGGGTAGAGCTTCTGCCGCGCAGCGCACCCGACGCCGCCCATCACCACCGCACCCAACACCATCACCATCACCAGAGTTCGCATGGCGCCGCACGAGAGCGCCTGGCGGGCGACTCGTCAACGGCCGCGTGCGGCCGCAGCACCACCCTGACCTGAGACGTCCGAGAGGAGACCTCACATGACACACCGTTCAACCCCGCCCCGTCCTCGCCAGCGCCGTCGCGGTGAGCTCACCCGCATCAACGCCGACGCCTCGAAGCACGAGCTCAGCGTCGGGCCCTTCAAGGGCCGCCCGGTCGGCGCCCTCGAGGCTGCCGTGCTCGAGGACCAGCTCGACCTCCTGGCGGCGCTGCTCAAGCAGACGCAGCCGGAGCCGGTGCGGAAGGCGCTCGAGGCCGACCAGCGAGCCATCAACGAGGAGCGCGAGCGCCGGTGGCTCGCCTTCACCTCCTGACCTTCACGAGCTCGCTCCCCCCGCAGCACCAAGGGCGAGCTCCCTCGACCCGCGCCTTCCCCCCGCCGGCGCGGTCTCGAGGTCTTCACGCAGCACGAGCGGGCGAAGGAGCGCAGCATGAAGTGTCTGACGGTGTGGCAGCCCTGGGCGTGGGCCATCAGCGCGGGGCTGAAGTTGGTGGAGAACCGCGACTGGTTCCCCTCGTGGAAGCAGCTCAAGCCGGGCGACGAGCTCGCCATCCATGGGGGCATGCACGAGCCCACGCGCGAGGACTTGTACGCCGTGCGCGACGCCGCTCGGAAGATCGGCCGGGAGAGCGAGGTGCCGGGGCTCGGCGGGCAGGAGTTCTCCGTCACCTACGGCCGTGGCCGCGTCCTGGCGGTGGCTCGGTTCGAGGGATTCGTCGACTCGTCGGAGAAGCTCACCGCGGTCGAGGCGCCCTGGTTCGTCGGCAGGTACGGCTGGCGGCTCGCCGACGTGCGGCAGCTGAACCTCGGCACCGCCCCTCAGGTGAAGGGCGCCCAGGGACTCTGGGAGCTGCCCGCTGGCGTCGAGGACATGGTGCGGCGGCAGCTGGTGGCACACCACGAGGGGCAGCTTTGGCGGAGGACGGCATGAAGCGATCCCCGACTGCTGAGGAAGTCGCCGCGATGCTCGAGAGCGTGCGGCGCGTCATGGTGGCGAACCCGGAGCTCACGCCGACGCAGCTCGGCGCTCGGCTGGAGCTGAGCCACGTGACGGTGAGGAAGTACCTCCGGCGTCTGGGCCTCTACCGGCCCCGCGGCGTAGCGCGCGAGCGCCTCGAGGTACGGTCATGAGCAGGCGAACGCCGGGGCCGTGGGAGTACGACTCCGAGACCGAAGAGGTCTTCCGCACGCTCGACGGGGGCGCGCGGGATGAGGGGATCTGCCTGGTCGACACCTCGCACGAGGACGGCAAGCTGATCGCCGCCGCGCCCGAGTTGCTCGAGGCGCTGGAGGTCTGCGCCCGCGCTTTGACCATCGTGCATCCAGACTCCACCGTTGACGCCGAAATGCATGAGGCGCTGTGCGTTGCTCGCGCCGCCATCGCGAAGGCGGAGGGCCGGTCATGAGCTTCGACCTCGCAGACATCCTTTCGGAGTTCGCCGATGCTCAGGGCTACGGCGATGGCACCCGAGCCGAACTGTGGCGCGATGGCTGGCGCTTCATTCAGCGCACCGGCCGCGCAGCGCCCCGCACCCGCGAGCAGGTAGCGGCGTACCTCGCCCAGTGGAAGCGCGATCACCCCGAGCGGCTGCGAGAGTACGCGCGCCGTCGTCGCGAGAGAAACCCGGAGCACGTGCTTCGCCTCCAGCGTGAGGCCGCCGCACGCTACCGCGCCCGTCACCGCGAGGCCGTGCGTGCTCGGGACCGCGAGGCGGCGCGTCGGCGCTACGCGATGAAGCGGCTCGACCCGGCCTTCATGGCTCGGCGGCGCGTTGAGCAGCTCGCCCGATACCACGCGCGGCGCGTGGCGACCGCCCAGGCGGAGGGCCGGTCATGAGCATCACCAAGACGACCGACTGGCGGGCTGTGGCTGGCCGCGCCGAGACCTTCTGGAGCTGCGATGATGGCGCCGAGACGCTCTCATGCACTGAGCTCGAAGAGGCGGTCGAGGAGTACGTCGACGGCTTCCTCTCGCCGGGCTGCGACACCGAGGCGATCCTCCGAGAGAAGGTTTCGCCGCTCACCATCTACGGGTACACGCGCGTCGAGGTGCGCGACCGTGACCTCGACAACCTCGCCGAGTGGCTGTCGGAGCGCCTGGCAGAGCTGGTCGAAGAGGACGAGTGGGGCGACCCGAACGGAAACTACCGCGTCATCAACGACGAGGGTGCGGCGGCGTTCACCGCGCGCTTCGCCGCCGTCCTGCGTGAGGAGCGGGCGCGCATCGTCCCGTGGACCTGCGAGGTGACGACCGAGGTGGAGATCGAGGGCGACGAGCTCGTGGCGATGGTGCGGGACTGCTGCCCGTACTGGTTCGAGAAGGAGGTCGGGTCGTGAGCGACTCCCTGAACGCTCCGCAGCCACTCCCGACGGCCGGCGAGGGGCCGGAGGTCTGGCCCCTCATCTACGACTCGACGCGGCTGGTGCTGCCCGACTGGCTGCGCGCCGACATGCGCGAGCGGCACGAGCTCGGGCGCGCGAAGTACGGTGTCGGGCTGCGCGTGTGGAACGGCCGCGACTGCATCGTCGACGCCTACCAGGAGGCGCTCGACCTCGCCGTCTACCTCACCCAGGCGAAGGAGCGCGTCGCGCCGAAGTCGATGGTCGGCCTGAACCTCGCCCGTCACCACGCCCTGCAGCTCTGCGTCTGGCTCGGCGAACTCGCGAGGTCGGGAAAGGTGCCGGTCGAACCGTGAGCACCTGGGCGGAGGTCGACAAGTGGGCGAGCGACCGGGCCGTCGCCTACTGGAGCGACGTCGAGCGCGGCGGCAGGGAGTGGCGGGCCTTCGCTGTCACCTCCGACAAGCTCTGGCGATTTCGCGGGCGCGCCCTCGACCAGCGCATCAAGTGCGAGCGGGCGTGCTTTCACGTGCCGGGGCGGTGGCGCTCGGCTGGGTATGCCCAGGTCGCGACCTTCACCGAGAGCGCGGAGGCGATCCGCCTCGCGGGCAAGATGAGCAGCTGGCCGCTCACGCGGGTGACCCTCGAGGCCGTTCTCATCGCGCGCGACGAGTGGCTAGAGGCCGGCGCGGTGCGGCTGGTGCGCCCGAAGGTCATCGAGGTCGGCTAGCCCAGCTTCGGTGCGACGAGCACCTGCACGAAGCCGGCGGTCGGCACCGTCTCGACACCATCGGCGAAGGTGATGGCCGCCTCGAGGTCATAGCTCCCAGGCGTGTCGAGCTGCGTGCCGGTGAACTGGTAGCTCGCCGTCCCCGCGCCTGTGTCGAGCGTGCCCGCGGCGTTGACGATGAGCGCCCCACCGTCGCGGTTGCGCATGCGGAACGTCACCCCGAGGGCGGTGCTCAGGTTGATGTCGGTGAGGGTGAGGGTGATGCGGCGGTGCTTGTCGCCGGCCTTCACGGTCCAGGTCGGGGTGCTCATGTGGTGACTCCTGCGTCGGGTGAGGTGACGGCGACGGTGACGGCGGTGCCGACGGACACCCCGACATCATCAGCAGCGATGGACACGCCCGCCAGCCCGCCGAGGGTGACGCCTACGAACTCGCCGACGGCCGCGTAGTGCGGGACCAAGAGCACGATGGTCGTCGCAGTGAGGCTCGCCGAGGCCGTCAGGGCGGCCTGGAAAAGCGCGGGGGAAGAGACGGAAGCCGCGACGCTGGCGGAGCCGCTCAGCGAGGCGGCGAGGGGGATGCTCGTCGAGAGCGCCGCCGAGCTCGAGGCGCTCGCGGTGACGTTGCCGACTAGGCTGATGCTCGTCGAGAGCCCCGCGGAAGCCGTTGCCGAGGCCGTGAGGCTCGCCGAGAGGGCTGCGGCCGTGCTCGACAGTGTCGCGGAGGCCGTCGCGGCGCCCGTGAGGCTGGACGCGAGCCGGATGCTCGTCGACAGGGCCGCAGAGACGCTCACCGAGGCCGCCGGAGCGGCTGTCATGGCGATGGAGGTGCTCAGGGCGGCCGAAACCGCGCCCGCTGCGCTCGCCGAGGCCGCCAAGGCGATGGAAGTGCTCAGCCCCGCGCTCGCGGAGGCCGTCGCCAGGGCCGCCGCAGCAGCCGTGATGCTGGTCGAGAGCCCCGCCGAGCTCGTCGCGGCGCCCGTGAGGCTCGACGCGAGTCGGATGCTCGTCGACGGGGTCGCGGAGACGGTCGCCGAGGCCGTGAGGCTCGCCGAGAGCTGGGCGACGGGGTTCGTGAGGGTGCCGGAGAGTGCCGCAGAGGCCGCCGGAGCAGCCGCCAGGGCGATGGAGGTGCTGAGGGTGGCCGAAACCGAGCCCGAGGCGCTCGCCGAGGCCGCAGCGGTGATGCTCGTCGAGAGCGCGCCGGTGACCGAGGCGCTCCCGGCGACCGCTGCAGCTACAGCGATGCTCGTCGAAAGGGCCGCGGAGACGGTCGCCGAGGCCGCCGGCGCGGCCGCGAGCTGGGCCGCAGGCGCTGAGGCCGCCTCCTCGAGCAGCAGCGTCCCGTCCTCGAGGAGGAGTCGGTCAACGCCTCCTTCGAGCAGGAGCGCCACGGGTCACCTCAGTCGAACAGGTCGCCGGGGATGAGCCCGCCGGCCGGAATCTCGAGCCAGCCCGTCGTGGTGCCGTCCTCGACGAGCCAGTGCGTCGCCTGGGCCCGCGCCGGCCCCTCGGGCAAGTGCACGGCCAGCAGAGGCGCCTCCCCCTCGCGCACGACGACCGCCGGGAAGGGGCCGCAGCGCGCGTCGAGGTCGAGGAACCAAACCGTCTGTCCGATGGTCGCGGAGGGCATCAGTTGTCGGTCTCGATGTAGAGAGAGAACAGAGTCAGTCCGATTACCGAAGAGGTCCCACCGACAGAGCAGTAGGCCCAGGGATTGAGCGCAGTCGTGGACGACGGGAGGTCACCCGAGGCGGAGACCGTCCCGGTGGCCACCGAGCCAGTCGCGAGGTCCGTTACCTGCCACTCGACGGCCGAGCCGTTCGGCGGACAGAACATCGCGAGCTCGAAGACCTTCGCGCGGTCGGTCGAGCTGACCGCGAACGCCGCGCCGAGGTTGGTCTTCGTGGCAGTGCCCGTGCCGTCGTTCCCGATGAATTGCCAGTTGGCGTCGGCCGCGTCCTTTCCCATTCCGAGGACGTTCAGGAGCGAGCTCGGGTTGACGTCAGTCGGGGCCGCAGTTGAGGCTGCAAGCCCGCAAAATGCGCGCTTTGTCGAGGTCGCTTGGCCTGTCGCGGGCGCCCACCTGCACACGAAGTAGAATCCGCCGAGCCCGGCGGCATTGCCGCGCCAGAACTGCTGGGCCGCGCCGCGAAACCCAGCGACCGCCGTGGTCGAGGCGGGCGTCACCAGGTAGTCGATTCGCCTCATGGACGTGTGGAGGTTCGTGGCGGCCCAGTTCGCTGCGGTCGCGGTTCCCGTCGCAGTGAGGGCGAGGCCCACGCTCGAGACCGTCGTCCCGTTCCCGTTCGGGCGGACGAAGGCGACGCAGTTCGAGCCAAAGAAGGGCTGGAGCGTCGCGTCGAGGCCAGAGGGGCCGACCATCGCGGCGAGGCGACGCCCGCCCTTTTTCCTCGCGTAGAGCTTCACCCCGGACGCGGGAGCGCTCGGGTCGGTCGAGGCGAACTCCGGTAGGGGCCGCTCAAAAACAGCGGCCGAGAGGTCCGCGACCGAGATGGCCTTCGTCGTCCCGCTGGCGGCCATCGTCGTGTCGCTGACGTCCACGATGGGCAGCTCATCGCCGTCGGCCGTCGAGCCGGCGCCGGTGAGCGACGTGAGGGCTGAGATTTTCGTGTCAGCCACGGGACGTCACCTCAGGCGAAGGTGATGCTGAGCGCGTCGATGGCGAAGCTCGGGCCCGGGTCGCCGTTGTTCACGGTCTTCGAGGCGCTCAGCGCGGCCCAGAAGAGCAGGTTCCCGCCCGACGCGGCGTCGAAGATGCCGATGTGCGAGATGGAGCCCCAGTTGCCCGAGGGCGTGTTGAAGGTGAGCGCGCCCGGGTTCGAGGTGGCGCCGCCCGTGCCCGAGCTCGCAGCCGTAGGCGTGCCGCCCTGCGTCGCCTTCCAGGCGGTGTCGGAGTTCACGCCGGGCGTCGCGCGGGCGTAGTTGCCGCCCGAGACCTCGGTGCCGCCGCCGGTGTCGCTCGGCGCAGCGGTGAAGAGGCCCACCCAGACCTGGCTGGGGGCGGTGAAGCTGCGGCCGCGGAACAGGTGGTCGATGAGCTTGTTCTCGAGGTAGTCGGTCATGTTCGACATTGGAGGTCTCCTTTACGGGCGGGGCAGCAGGTAGCCGACGCCGACGCCGAGCCCGAGAGCGAGCACGACGACGAGCGTCACGATGGGGGCAGGGGGAGGCGGAGGAGCCTTGCGGAGCTCGGCGTTCTCGACGGTGAGGCGCTCGATGTCCTGCGCCCGTGCGATGGCCGTCTCGGTGGACAGCCAGACGCCGCCGTCGAGCTCGAGCTCGCGGCCGTCGTCAAGGACGGCCGAGGCCCGACGGATGGACGCCACGCGCGGCGCGTCTCCGGCGTCGGCGGCTCCTGACGCCCCCTCCGACGTCAGGAGCACCGCCGCCAGCACGAAAGAGGCAGCGGTTCGGCGCGCTGGAGGCCCACGACGGCCGCGCCATCTTGACGGACACCGCTGCTGGTCCGTGAAGCTCATGGCGCGGGAGGACCCTTCTCGAGCAGGTTGGCCGCCTCGGTCTTCGTGTCGATGACCGCGGCCGCGGACTCACCCTTCGCGGCGGCGTCCTTCTGGAGCTCGACGATGCCCGCGGCACCGAGTGAGGCGAGGAGCGCCCCGCCGATGATGTTCACCGCGACGCCGACCGAGAGCGCACCGCCCCCCATGAGCACCGCGGCGAAGCCAGCCGAGAGCGCGGTCACGAGGTTGAGCGCCCAACCGCCCCACTTCGAGAGCAGCCAGTCGCGCACCTTCCCCTCGGGCAGCTTGCCGACGAACTTCCGCAGCACGAACACCAGGGCGAACACCACCAGGGCGACGAGCGGGCCCCAGCGCCCCTGCTGCCCGAGCTGCACGAGGAGCGCGGCGAACTGCATCGGGGAGTCCTCGACTGAGGGCACGCCGGGCACGGCGACGGGGGCCGGCGCCGCGGGAACGTCCTGGGCGAGGGCAGGGAGGGCGGAGAGCGAGAGCAGCAGCGCGAGGCGGAGCATGGGTGTCCTCAGGGGTGGGCGAAGTACGAGACGGGGACGGCGCCGAAGCCCGACGCGACGGTGCTGCGGGTGAAGTTCGACTTGCCGGCCTGAGCGCACCAGGTGCCGGCCTCGCCGAGCGAGGGCACGAGCACGGCGATGTGGCCGGTGGCGCCGTTGCGGTTGTACCAGGCGGCGACGGCCAGCTGCCCCTCGTCGGCCATCCGCTGTGCGGTGTGCTCCTCGACGGGCTCCCAGCCGAGCTCTCGCGCTTCCGCAGCCGACGAGAGCCAGCGCACGAGGTCGTTCGCGCGCATGTTCCGCGGTAGCACGACGCTCATCGCCTCGCAGATGTCCTGGGCGAAGAGGTTGCAGAAGGTGTCGGCGAGCCCGTCTCCGCTGACGTCGCGCGGGGTGTAGCGGGCGTGGCCGCGGAAGTGGTGCTCGGCGACGATGGACGCCAAGCGCGCCGGAGAGCGGTTCTGCGGCGTCGAAGTGAGGCGTTTTCCGGGCGAGTCAAGCCCGAGAGGGAAGGGAGTCACGGGTTCACCCCGCGAGCGCGGCCGGCGACCTCAAAGCGCTCGACACGGTCGGCGATCTGGTCGAGCCGCTCCTCGAGGCGGATGACCCGCGCATCGAGCAACGTCGACGCTTTCTGGTAGTCGGCCAAGTGAAGGCGCATGCCCTCGAGGTCGCTGTTCGTCCGTGTCAGCCGGTCGGTCATCACTGCGATCTGCTGACCGAGCTCCTGCTGCGCCTTGATGACGAGGTCGAGCTTGGCGGTGAGCGCCCCTGTGTCTCGGTCGGAGCGGTCGAGGAGCCGCGACAAGAGCCACATCAGCCCCGCGCCGACACCGGCTCCACCGCCGCCGACTTTCACCATTTCTGTCGGGTCCAGACCGTCAGCCATGCCTCGCACCCTGCCCCGAGGCACGCACACGATTCGGCGCGCCGTCAGCGAGTGTCGAAGTGCACGCCGTCGAGAGTGATGCCCGACTGCGCGTCGGCAAGCACTCCACCCCCCGAGCCCGCGTAGTGCACCGAGCCATCGGTGCGGATCTCGAGGTACGAGAGCGCGTTGGTGCCCGTGCGTACCGGGTATTGAAGGATGGCGCTCGGCCGGTAGCCAGTAGGCAGCGTGAAGATGAGCGTCGTCAGGGTCGCAGTGGTGACCTTCACCAAGCCCCTGAGCTGAACGAAGCCGCGCTGGTCACGTAGGTAGCCGGCCGTCTGCCAGGAGCCTCCGACGTTGCCCCAGTTGGTCGCGAAGGTGGGTGCGTTCCACGGCTCGATGGCCGGGACGACAGCGGGCAGTAGCTCCACGCTGGCGACGCTGAACGAGTAGGCCGAGCTCGCGGTCGACTTGTAGAGCTTCACCCGGCAGTAGTTCGCTCCAGCAGGCACGTAGACCACATCAGAGAACTCGCCCCAGGTGCTCTCGGCGGTGAAGTTGTAGAGCGCCTCGGAGATGTGACTGCCGAGGGAGGTGGTGAGCGTCTCCTCGGTGAAGAACTCGAGCTCCACCTTGAGGTTTCGCCCTGCCGTCATCGTGCCCTGCGGCCTCAGCACGGCGACGACTTTCGCCAACGCCATGCCCCGAGGCACTGGCCAGCCTCCCGAGCGCAGCACGCCCACCACGCCTGTCTGGCGGAACTCGATGAATCGGCCGTTGCTGGTCGAGGTCCCAGAGTAGATGTCCTTCGATGCTCCCCACTCGCCAGCGGTGACCGACCAATGGTCCGGCGGCGCAGTGGTGAGTGAGTCGAACGAGGTCTGGAACTTACCGTTCGGTGGTCCGAGGGGAACGACCAGCGCGTCGAGGTGGCCCGCCTGCGCACGCCCAGCGACGAAACTGAAGACAGCCGAGGGCTCGCCCCGCACCAGCCGGCTCGCATTGTACCCGTAGGGCACCCAGCGCCCGTAGTACGTCTTCCCAGGCACGAGGTGCGCGAGCTCGAACGACGTCGCTGCGCCGTGCGCAGCCAGCGTTGCCGAGCTCGGCGTGAAGACACTCGATTCGCTGATGTGCAGCTCGGCCGCCGGCGGGAGCGAGTCTTTAGAGGTGGTGATGGCGCGGGTGAAGCGCGTCCCACCGACGACCGTCGAGACCGTCGTCGACACGGAGAGGTCGTTCGACAGCGACAGCTGGTGCACGTCGCTCGGGTTGACGCGCCCCTCCTTGTCGAGCCACGCAGAGAAGCGCGCCGCCGGCTTGCCGCGGAGCGTGACCGAGGTGCGCGCACCATCCTCGCCGAAGGTGTGCTTCAGGCTCTGCACCGCGAGCGTCTGGGCCGTCGTGAATCGCAGCCCGTCGGCGGGGATGAGGAGCAGGTCGCCCAGCTCGAGGTACGGGTCGATGCTGAATGAAACCGCCGCTCCGATGACCGGCAAGGCCAGGTCGGAGAGGATGGCGTTTGCTAGGCGAGTGGCCTCAGAGGCGGTGTCGATGGCGGAGGAGTCAGCCTCTGCCACCTCCATGAAGCGCCGCCCGTAGAGCGCAATGGAGGCCGCGTCGCTCACCTCGATGGCAATGCGCGTCGGTGTCCCCTGAGGCGAGCGCGAGCTCGAGTCGCCGTAGATGACTCGCACGACGTTCCGAATCGACCAGACGTCGAGACCCAGCGAGGAGCACTGAACTTCGTCATCCTCCGCGAGGGTCTTGTTGACGACGATGGAGCTGCGGCCCGGGTCGCCCAGGCGCCACACGTAGGCCGATGAGGCGGTCGACCACTCGAAGCGGATGTACCAGCCGAGCTGGTCGGCGAGGGTCTGGATGGCCTGCAACACCGTCTGCCGCTGTTGAATGTACGGGCGCACCACCCACGACGGACTAACCGGTACGGATAGCGTGATGCTGCTGAGTCCGTTGTCGTTCAGGATGAACTGGATGAGCGTCTCGAGTGCGATGCCCGTCTCGCTCGTCGCCCCCGACTCGGTGAGCGTCACGCCCCCGCTGACGACCGTGGCCCCGCTGCCCGTAGGCCAGGTGGGCTCCGCAGCCGACTGCGGGCTCGAGGCCGCCGTGACGCGGTAGAAGCGCCCGTTGCGGTTGTCTTTCGAGGGCAGCACGAGGTCGCCGACCGCAAGCGCGGCCATGTCGTAGGCCCAGACGAGGCACCCCTTCGTCGCATAGACGCCGGTCGCGGCACCGTAGACCCGCTCGCGCTCGATCCACTTGTCGCGCGGGAGGACCGACTTGTCGGTGCAGACCAGCTCGAGGTCGTCAGTGGGCCACTGCAGCTCGTCGATGAAGCCGTCGAAGACGGTCTCGCGCAGCCCTGCAGGCGTGGCCGTGATGTCGGGCAGCACGAGTTCGACCTCGATGACGATGCGCCAGCTGATGGCGATGAGCGCGCCGAGCGGGTTGCCGGTGATGACCAACGGGGCGAGCGAGTAGGCGCCCTGCTGCCGTCGCAGCTTCACGCGAGCAGTGCGTGGGCCATCGAGGTCCTGCGCGATTTCGACGTCGAGCGTGGGCTCGACCATCCCCATCAGGCTCGTCTCGTCGAGCACCGTGGGCGTCCCGCCCGAGTTGTAGACCGTGACGATGGCCCGTGCGCTGTGCGCTGGGTTGGACAGAACGGCGCTTGCTTGGGCGCTCTTCGTCCGCATGTCAGACCTCGGTGAGCTTGCCGCTCAAAGTGCAGTCGGTCGTCTGCCAGGCGCCCGCTCGAGCAAGCGGCGTCACCTGCATCTCAGAAACCTCGCCCGTGCAGACCAGCGCCGACTGAGTCGAGCCGAAGGGGGTGGCCTTGAGCTGGTCTGATGAGAGCAGGTCCGACGTGACGTAGACGCGGGGGAGCAGTGGCATCGGGTTGCGCACCAGCGCGAGGCCCTCGAGCAGCTGGTCGAGCTGCGCCACTGGCAGGAACCAGGGGATGAGCAGCAGGTTGCTCCAGCGCCATCCACCGCCCGAGCCTGGCGACGTGACGGTGAGCGTCCCCGAGCTCACGGCCAGCGTCTCCGTGCCAGTGTACGCCTGTGCGGCACCGCTCGACCCGATGGCGCCCACCTTCTCTCGCTTGTTCGGGACCGTCGTCTCACCGCCGCGCCAGCTCCAGGCGAACAGCCGCCAGCTCGCAGCCCCCTCGTCGTAGCGCCACCCCGCGAGAGACGCCCCTCGGACGCCCGAGGACTGCCCGCCCACGGCGCTCTGGTCCGACAGCTTCCCGGGCACCACGAGGGTCTGCCCGATAGTGGTACGCCACACGCCGTTGCCGCTGCCCGCGACGGGGTTTCCGCCGCCGGCGCCCGTCCATGCTCCCGTGCCGGTGAGCGCGAGACCCTTGGCGCCGTAGGCCGAGCTCGCCGTCGACCAGAACTCGCCGTCGCCGAGGATGAGCGAGCGGTAGAGCATGGCCTCGTCGAGGGGGCACGGGCTCAAGGAGAAGTTGAACCCCCACTTCGAGGCGCGGCGCTCGAGCAGCCCGTGACCGCGCGTGTTCCTGGCGGCGGTGCCGATGGTCTCGAGGCTGAGGGAGAGGCTGTCGACCGTGACCGGCAGCTCGACGCCGGCGATGCTGAGCAGTGGCATTACCAGTCCCCTCTGTCGCGACGGGGGCGAGGGCTGCCGGTGCGTTGGCCGCGGTCTCGGTTGGCCTCTCGCTCGGCATCCGCGGCGAGTTCCTCCGCCGTCTTCGGGTCGCTCGTCACGTGGACACCGCCGTTGATGATGACGGTGCTCCCGCCACCTGCAGCTGCGGCAGCCATTGGCGACGCACCGATGCCGAGGTCAGCGTTGAATCGGCTGAGCGCGAGCTTGTAGCCCGAGGGGACGTTGCTCAGGCTCTCGGCGACCGCGCTGGCAGCCTCGGCAGCGGTATTCTGTGCGGCCGCGTTGCGCAACGCCGCGCCTGCGGCCTCGCCTTGGGCGATGGCGTTGTCTCCAGTGCGGGCCCACATCTTGTCCACGATGCCCTTGAGACGCGCTGACTCGGCCTTCGCCTTCTCGTCGCCGAACACACCCGCGAGCTCGTTGAGGCCGATGATGATGCCGAGGATGACAGTGGCGATGACCTTCAGCAGCCCGGCGACCAGGTCGAGGATGGGCTTGAGCGCGTCCATCACCACGCCGAGCACGTTGCCGATGACCTCGAGGATGGGCGCGATGGCGAGCAGGATGTCGCCGATCGCATAGAGGATGGGCGAGAGGTACTTCACCAGCTTGGCGATCGCTTCAAAGAGTGGCTTCAGCGCCGCGAACACAGGCGCGATGATCTGCACGACGATGCCCAGCACGTCCGTGAGCGCATCGAAGATGGGCTTCACCAGCGGCTCCACCATCTCGGCGAGCTGCTTGACGAACTCCATCGCGACGTCCAAGAACTTCAACGCGCTCTCGGTCTTCTTCGCGATCTCCATGAAGGCGGCGATGATTGCCCCCCAAACACCGCCCTGCTGAGCCCCCTCGACGATGGAGCCCACCAGGTCACCCACCGCCCCGAGGAGCTGCTTGCCGGCACTCGCTACGAGCGGACCCATGCGCGAGCCCCATGCAGCCAGCTCCTCACCAAACGTCGCCGCGCGCCCGAGGCCTTCCTTCAGGGCAGTCAGCGCTCCGTCCCAGGAGGCGGCTCCGACTGCATCTGCCATGGCCTTCGCGCGCTTGTTGCCATCGGTCGACGCCGACATCCCCCCGCCAAACCGACGCGATGTAATCTTCGCATCGCTCAGGCTCACGCTCGCCAGGCCACCGCGCATCGTGGTCGTCGGCTCTTGGGCGATGCTCTTGAGCCAGGCTCGGATCTCCTGACCGATCTGAACATCCGCCATGCGCTTCTTGAAGGCATCGGCCTCGGCGGCCACTTCCTGCAGGTGATAGGCAGCGGCTTGCGCAGCCAGGCGCATCGACTCGTCCGCCATGAACTCATGGCCGCTTGGGTCCCGGGCCACGCTCTTGGCCGTACTACGACCTAGCCCGATGGTCTTGCCTCCTCCTCCGAACATCTTGTCCAGGCCGAGCTTCGCCATGAGCTCGGCCTTGATGACGGAGAGTTCCTCGACGAGCCCCTCGGCCATCTGCTGTCCGACGGTCTTCCCGAACTTGAAGGCGTCGCTGAAGAAGCTGCCGCTCTTCAGGTCCTTCCACAGCCCGGCGAAGCCCTCGCGCAGCCCCGCGGTGTCGACGACCTTCTTTCCGGTGAGTGCCTGCACCGCGTCGATGGCCCCGAGGATGGCTTCGACGAACCGCTCGGCACCGTTGATGATGAAGCTCCAGACCTTCCCCATGAAGTCGCCAAACTGGCTGAAGGCATCGCGCAGCCAGTTCACCACCTCCTGTGTCGCCTCCTGAATGCCGCCCCAGTTCTTGCGCCAGGCGCGGTGCAGCAGGACGACGACGGCGATGACCGCAGCCACGGCCAGAGCAATCTCGAGGAGCGGTGCAAGCCCTACCGAGGCGAGCATCGAGAACGCGCTCTTCAGTACCCCAAACGCCGAGCTCGCCAGTCCCGAAAGCATCGAGAACGCCTTGGCCGCAAAGGCGACCTGCACAGCCATGACGGCGAACGTGCTGATCTGCCTCTTGAGCTCCGGATCGAGCGACGCGACTACGGTCGCTGCCTCCTTGAAGAGGGACGTCAGCTCATGCACCGCCGGCAAGAGCATGTCGGCGACCTGCACCGCGAGCAGCTTGGCGCTGTTCTCCAAGCCCGTCATGGCGGACTTGGTTGGCCCGTCGACGGTGCTCGCTAGCTTGAGCGCGCCGATGCCGATGGCTGACAGAGCGCCGGCGAACTGAGCGACGTCGGCTGAGACCTTCTTCGCCTCCCTGCTGAAGCGCTCGAGGGCGCCCATCGCGCCCGACATGCCCTTCGAGAATGCTGACGTGCGCGCGGTGAGCGACACGTAAAGCGAGCCCAACTTCAGCGCCATGTCAGTGCCCCTTTCTCGAGCGCGGCTGCTTGCTCTTCGCCTCTCGCTGCGCCTTCTCGATGGACTTGCGCTCGGCCTCGGCCTTCAGCTTCCAGTAGGCCCGCCACTCGAGCAGCTCGAGCAGCGGGAGTTCCTCCTCAAGCTCGTAGACGGGACGACCGACGGCCTCAGCGCACTGAAAGAGCGAGAGCCGCAGGCCGTCCTGACTCAGTTTTTTTCGACCTCCTCCTCCTTGGCCGCGTTCATCAGGGGGTAGGCCACCTCGAAGATGTCGTCGACGAAGCCGCCGGCGAGCTGCGCGGCGAGCGCCGGCTTGTCCGCGTCGGTGAAGACCTTGATGTTCGTCCCTGGCTCATAGGTGAGCGCGACCACCGTCTCGACCTGGAGCGCAGCCATGTCGATGGCCGCGCCCTCGCCGGTGACTCCGGCGGCGCGGAAGATGGCCGCGCGCTGCTTGAGCCCTGGCTCACGGACCTCGACGCAGGCCGCCGAGCCGTCATCCTTGAGGGCAGGCGGATGGCGGTAGCGCTTCACCTCGCGCATCATGGGAGCGCCCTGCTCATCGAAGAGCGGCTGCCGCTGCTCGTCGAGCATCGGCTCGGACTTGGGCTTCCCCTCTTCGTCGACCTCGACCTCGAGCACACGGGGACGAGAGGCGTCGCGGATGGGGACGAGCTTCTTCCGCATCTGGCGCGGGGGCGCGCCGAGGGTGAGACGGCGCAGCAGTTCACGGTCGGACATCAGGCCTCCCAGGCGTATCCGGCGAGGCCGCTCGCGCGACCCGCGCCGGTGAAGTTAACGGTGCTGTTGATGAGGTCGGCTACGGCCCCGCCGCCCTCTGCGCTCTCGAGCAGCACCCAGGCGCGGAAGCGCTTTCCGCCTACGGCTACCTCGATGAGCAGCGGGGTGCCGGTGTCGAGCAGAGTCTGCAGCACGAGGGCGCCGGCGCCGGGGTCGTGGTCGTACGAGAGCAGCTCGTTCAGCGTGAGCGAGCCCGAGACGTCACGGAGACCCAGCTTTTTCGATCGGACTCCCGTGCTGTTGTTGATGGTCGTGTCGTCGAGTACCTCGCGCGCCGCGGTGTAAGACCAGTCGGTGATTCCGACCAAGTCGATCACCGGGAGGTAGCTCCCGCTCACGCGCACGAGGGCATTCGCGCCCTGGTCCGCGGTGAATGTGATGATGCCGAAGAGGTAGTCCACCCTGTAGGTAGACGCGGCAGCCACGACGTATCCGCCGGCCCCAGGTCCGTCGGCGTCGACTTCGACGACGACGGGCACCGCAGGGTCGAGCAGCCGGCGCGCGTCGGTGGTGAGCTGGTAGACCGTGTTCGCCGTGAGCCTGGTCGTCGGCTCGGAGGTGAAGGCGGTCGACGTGCCCGGACCGCGGATGACGCTGGTGTGGTTGGCGGTCGACATGCCAGCGCCTTACGGCCGCGAGATGGCGGCGCCGTTCTGGGTGATGTTGAACGTCGTGCTCACCAGGTCGCCCACGGCCCCGCCCACTTCGATGCTCTCGACGAGCACGGGATACGTGACGCCGTTGGTCCCATCGGGCAGGTCCGTCACGTAGACGGTCGTGCCGTTGATGTGAGCGTTCCGCAGGATGGTCTGGATGCTGTCGGTCGGCTCCCAGTCGCCGCTGATGGACCCGGAGCCGTCGCGGAGGCCGACCGTCTTGGTGCGCGTGTCGCCGTCCTTGAAGTCGGTGGTGTCCAGGACATCGCGGCTGTTGCTGAAGCTGAAGTCTTTGGCGCCGTCGAGCTCGTCGCCAGCGACGGGCGCGGCGCTGGTCGACTTCACGTAGAGCTTCCTGAGGTGTGCGGCGGTCGACATGGTGTCCTCCTCGAGAGAGGACGCCAGCGTGCCCGCGCGCACTCACACGATGCGAGCGGCCGTCAGCCCAGCGAGGAGCGGTAGGCGCACTCGAGGTTGATGACCCACAGCCCGTGCTGCTTCCCGTCGTCGCCGAGGTAAACCGGCGCAGAGTCGCGCGCATCCCAGCTCACGTACCCGACTGGGACCTGCTGGTGGAGCCAGGCGTAGATGGCGCCGGCGATGGCCGCCCCCTCGGTGTCGTCCCCCGCGGGCCCGCGCACCATCACCTGCACCGTCGGGGTGAAGAGCGCGGTGCGGTGCCCGCCGATGTAGGCCGAGGGCGACGGGCCGCCGGTGCCCAGGACGAAGACGCCCGGCGCTGGCGTGCGGTCAATGGCCCGCATCTGCCCGATGAAGAGGTTCGTGCCCTCGGTCATCGTGAGCGAGCTCGCCGCCTTGCCGTTGAGGAAGGCCGCGACGTCGGCCGCGGCGTCCTTCAGCGGGCCGGGCGATGGGGCAATCCACGGCTGGGACTCGACGCTGCCGGTGAGATACTCCGGGAAGGCTCCCGCTGGGGAGTCGAGCCTGAATGCGACGTCGACCTTGAGGTCTGCCGTCGATGGCACGACGGCGAATAGGTAGCTCGTGCCCCCGATGGCCAGCACCGAGGGCGGTGTCCGGGCGACGCCGGAGAAGTCGCGCCAGATGCCGACGGACGGGTTTGCTCCCACCCAGAGATCCCCCGCGACGTTCTCGAGGTGCCACGCGAGGAAAGGGTTGTTGGGCGTGTGGATGGCACCCGCGTAGCGCCGCGGCACCGAGCCGACACCGCAGTCGATGAGGAAGGCGACGCGCGTCGACTCGTCAGAGTCGGACGGGGTGAAGCCGTACTGCCCGCCGCCGAGCTCGGTGATGGCGGGAGGCGTGGGCGAGCCGCCTGTCGTCGTTCGGTACTGGACGAACGACGGCGTCGCGCCGGTGAGGGGCGCGCCGTTGACGTCCTGCAGACCGAACGAGATGCGGTCGGCCATGGCTCAGGGCACCGGGTCGTTGGGGTCGACGACGACGTCAGGCAGAGCGTCGACGAAAGCCGAGAACTGCGTGGGCTTGCTCGCCGCGAAGTCCGCCGCGGCCGACGCTTCCTGCGAATCGAACTTGGTCAGCCACTCCTGTGCAGCCGAGACAAGGTTTGCCACCTGCCGTCGTCGAGCGGAACGCCCTGAGACCTCGGCCTTGATGGTGTTGAGTGCGTCAATGAACTGCTCTCGTCCGAGGCTCACGATGAGCTCCCTTCGTTAACCGGTGGCGATGGTGACCCACGAGTAAGTGTCGGCCGCGCTCTTCAGGCAGATCTGCACGGTGTCGGCAGCGCCAGCCGCACTCTTCGAGTACCAGAGGCACCCTCGGTTCGCGGCGTTCGCAGTCGGCCGCGCAACGCCCCCTTCGTTGAACTGCTGAACCCCCGAGAGGACGACGACCTGACTCGTGCGCTCGTAGAAACTCGAAGCACCCAACGAAAACAGGTTGTTCGTCGGCATGCTGATGGGTCCCTGATGGGACAGCACGCCCGTCGAGGTCCACTGCGTGCGGAACGTGCCGCCTGTCACCACGTTGATGGTGTTCGCGGCTGGGAACCAGAAGCCAGTGTCGTCGTCGCCGGCCGTGCCGAGGGCGACGTCAGAGCCGCTGCCTGCAGCGGGACGCAACCCGCCGCCCTTCCGCACGTGGAACGCCTCGACATAGGTGCCGCCCACGCCGGTGCCCACGCTGAGCGGCTTAGCTCCGGCGTTGACGCTGCCGTCGTCAGTCGAGAAGCCGACGACGACGCCGCGATCGCCGCTCGACGTGCCGTTCGTGTTGAACAGCGACGCGACCTGAATGCCCGCGCTGGCGATCAGCGTCGCGGCGAACGTCTTCGGGCCCGCAAAGGTCTGCGCCGCCGTCGTCATGATGCCCTGAACGGTGTCCGAAGCCGCGACGAGCGTGAGCTTCAGTACTTGCCCGACGAGCGTGAGCCACGAGCTCGAGGCGCCATCGAGGCTGACGTTTCCGGTGTTCGTGCCGCTCACCGCGTCGAGCTTCGTCTTGTCGGCCGCGGACATCGCGCCGGCCGCGACCGTCGAGGCCGTCCCCATGGCGAGCATTCCGCTCGTGAGCGTGAGGCCGTTTGCCTGGGTGACCGCGCTGACAGCACCCTTCGACGGCGAGGGGATGATGCTGCTCACTCGCCACCTCCCGTGAGTTGCTTGAGGTCCTGAGCGACTCGATCGACGAAGCCCTGCTCAAATTTGCTCGTCGCCCGCTCGAACCACTTGAAGCCGTTGGTGCCCTCGACGTGCTCGCCCCAGTGCACGCCCTCGTGCACGGCGGCGGCCTTCTCGTCGGTGTACGCAGCGGCCACGCGAACGACGCCTTTTGCCTCCTGCACGACGGACGTTACGACCGAGCTGCCGGCCAGAGTGCCGGTGCGCCGAGGGGCGGCCGCGTTTGCCGCGTTCATGAGCGCTTGGCCCTCCGCCGGAAGTCGCTGCGCCAAGAGCGCGAGGAACTCGCGCGGCTTCTTCTTGAGCGCCTTGACCAGCTCGTTGCCGCCCTCGATAGACAAGATGACGTCTACGGAGGCCATCAGAGGTCCACCCTGTAGAGCGTGCGCGCGCCCGCGAAGTCGGCCGCGGCGGCGACGGAGATGGGCGCGTAGCTGTTCTCGGGGCTCGAGGTCGACGCGCCCGGCAGCCACACGCGGTCGGTGAGGGCGATGGTCTCGAGGCACCAGAGCCGGTGGTTGCTGGCGACCTCCTCACCCCTGGCGTTCCGCACCATGCGCCGCTGCTGCTCGACGCGCACAGCGCGCGCCGCGGGCGCCCCGTACACCGGGTTGCCCCTCGCGTCCGTGCCCGTGACCGAAGCGACGTAGGCCGTCGCGCTGAGGATGCGTGCAAGGCTCACATCACCCTCCGGTAGCGGTCGAGCTGCAGCAGGACGGCGTCAGGGAGGATGCCGCCCACGCCCACCAGGTTGCTCGGGAGCCGGTAGCTCACCGAGTAGTCGCCCAGGGACTCCGAAGCGACAGTCGGGTCCGTCCCCTGCTTGCGGTACAGGTGCGCGACGGTCTGGATGCAGGCCTCCTCGAGTTCGTAGGGGAGCGAGCGCGATGGCCCCGCCCAGACGCCGCTGGCCGCTTGGGCCGGCGTCACCCAACCGCCGGCGTACGTGGCGACGATGCTCTTCTCCTCCGTGCCAACCGCGGGCATGTCGTAGAGCAGGCCCGCGCGGATGCCGCCGGTGTACGGCCATCCGGCCGACCGGCAGAGCGCCGCCTCGTCCTCGAGGGTGAAGTCGCCCGAGCCAAGCACGGTGCCGTCGGGGAGCGAGACCGAGGCCACGCTCAGCACAGGCGTGACGCCCAGCCAGAGCCGAACCTGGCCCACGTAGCCCGCCAGGCGCTCGACGATGGCCGCCCCGTAGTGGAGGCGCGGTCGGCGGAGGTAGCCGGCAATAGCCTCCGAACTCGCGCCGATGAGGCGCGGTAGCTTCGGGTCCGCGGCGCTGACGCCGAGGGCCTCTGCCGCCGTCGCTGCGAGGGTGAGGTCGGAGTCAGCCATGGGTTACCTCGATTCGCGGCGGCTGGGCCGGCCCGCGAGGGCCGGGTGCTTCACTTCTTCGGCTCGGCTCGCTTCTCCGGCTTCGGGACCAGGTTGCCCGTCGCCTTGTTGTCGACGAGCTCAGGCTCCGCATCGACGATGAGGTCCTTCAGCTCGCCGTCGACCTCGCGCTGAACGTGCAGTTGCTTGGCGGTGTCGATGGCGCCGATGAGCACCCCGCCACCGAACTTGATGATGTGCGCCGCGGTGTCGGCGGTGAAGCCGCCGACCTCACCCGCAGCGAGGTTGTTGAAGTGTTTCGTCAGACGGATGAGCTGCAGCTGCGCCATGTGGAGCCTCAGGGAGAGAGAAGACCAGGGCGGCTCACGCCCCGGGTATTGCGCCCTCAGTGCCGGCGTCGACGTCCCCGGTGAGCCCGGATCGTCCGTCGACCGGGAGGCCTTACGCGTCGTCCGCGATGGGCAGGACGTCAGCGCCGCCGAGCACCAGGGCGGCCGCCGAGTTCAGCGTCGGGGTCGTGCCGCCGGTGAAGGCGGTGACGCAGACCACGCGGATGAACTGCTTCGCAGTCTTCAGGTCGATGCTGCGCTTCTTGATGGTCGACGCCGCGGCGATCTGCGCGAGCGCGCCCGTGCCGCCGGGCGCGGGCACCGAGGGCGTGTAGTCGGTGTACGTGCCGCCCAGCGCGTCTGAGTGCTGCAGCTTGAAGTCGGCGGTCTGCGCCGAGGGCGCTCCGGTGACGGCGCCCGTCTGGCCGACGAGGACGCACGAGTTGAAGCCCTGGCGGTCGATGCCGGTGCCGTTGGCAGTGCCGGCGGAGCGCGCCGAAGGGTCGAGGCCGATGCGCGTGGCGACTTCCGCGCCAACGCCGGTAATGGTCTGAGCGGTCATGGTTCAGTTCTCCTGGCTGCGAGGGTGAGGTCGGCTCAGGCTTCCCTTACGAGAGGGTGACCTGCTCCATGAGGGCGAACGAGTTGTCGTGGCGGGCCGCGACGTCGTGCGACTCGATGACGCGGATGGGCGTGGTGTCGTTGCTGAAGCCGGCGACGACGGCCGAGCCGTTCCAGTACGCGCCGTTCGGCTGTACCTCGACCTCGAGCGGGCGCGTGCTGTCTCGGCCGAGGATGACGTCGGAGTGCACGCCGAAGAAGACCTGGCTCTGCGAGCCCGAGATGTTCGTCGGGATCTGCGTGGTCTTGGCGAATCGGAACCCGAAGAGGTTGCCGGCCATCAGCATCGGCATGAAGACGAAGTTGCCGTTGCTGTCGAGGAGCTTGGCGAGCCCCCAGAAGGTGCGCGGCGCCATGACGTAGGCCGCCGAGTCCATCGGGATGTTCGACTCCTCGACGAGCTTCGCCAGGTTGCAGTAGTCCGCGACGACGTTCGCGAGCGTCGTGCCGGTCTGGTTGAACTTGTTGCCGGCCTTGATCCACGACTGCACGCCCTTGGGCTGCGTCTCGGCGCCGGTGCCGCGGTAGAACGAGAGGTCGCGGCGGAGCCCCATCGCCGTCAGGAGGTCGTCGCGCACCATCGCGTCAGCACCGACGGACGGCATGGCGAGGAGCTCGTTGGTGATGGGCACGAGGCCCGCCGCCTTCTTGCCGGTCAGCTTGATGGCGCCGACGCCGGGCTGCGACGGGGTGATGTTCTGCTCCTCGCCGACGTAGCCGACGGTCGCGCCGCTGTTCAGGCGGCCGAGGGTGAGCGAACCCTGGAAGTCGAGCTCACGCGCGCCCAGGCTCGTGGCCACGGTCGCCGCGTAGAGCAGCTCGATGAACTCGGCCGACATCTGCTCCGGGATGAGCACGCCGGCGCCGGAGAGGGTGCCCGCCTCGAGGGCGCGCTTCTCGAAGCCGCTGAGTTCCTCGGCCACCTCGCGGTAGCCCTGGAAGCCACGCTTGGCCCACTCGCCCGCGATGTCCTGGGGCTTGGACCCGGAGCGCTTGGCGTGCGCGATGGCGCGGACGGAGCGGGCGAAGGCAAGGCCGGCGCCCTTGCGCGGGTCGATGCCCTGGCGGAACTGCGCGAGGCGGTCCTCGCGGGTGGGGGCCTGGCCCGAGGCGAGCTTGGCCACCTTCGCCATGAACTCGGGGTCGCCGCGCTTCATGGCGGCGTCGAAGGCGCCGCGCGCCTCCTGCTCGGCGCCGAGCATCTTGTCCGCGATGGCGGCGTCGACGTTGTCCTTGATGATCTTGCCCAGGTCCTTGACGGTCATGCTCACGGTGCAGCTCCTTCCGAGACTTCGAGTTCCCCACGGTTGCGGAGCTCGGCCGCCTTGGCCTTCTCCGAGACGACTTCGTTGACGGTGTCGCGCACGAGCTTCGCGAGCCCGTCGGCATCCAGCCCCTCAGGGAGCTCGACCAGCTCTTCCGTCGACTGAGCCTGAGGCGCCGGCGGCGGCTGCGCCGCGGCCGCGCGCTTCGCGAGAGCGGCAGCGCGGAGCGCCTTCGCCTCCGGGCTCGGGCGCTGGTCAGCGGTCTGCGCCGCGCGAAATGCGACAGCCTGCGTCATGAGGCGGAGGTCGGCGAGCTCGGCGGTTCGCATCGGCAGCGCGTTCGCGTTACCGGGTACGGTGACGATGCTCAGTTCGAGGAGCTCGGCGCGCGTGAAGTCGAGCGGCGGGTACGCCCAGTTCTGCCACTCGTCCTCGGACTCGCGCTCGAGGTTGTATTCCGACTCGAGCACGCGGGCGCCGACCGAGATGCCGAGCACCCCCGCGTCCACCATGCCCATGATGCGGCTCGCGTCGGGGTGCAGGTCGTCGCTGAAGAACTCGACGTCGGCGACCAGCTTGCCGCCGGTTTTGGCCGTCGTCGCCTTGCCCACGGGGAGGCCGCGGCTGTCGTGGCACCAGAGCACCACGGGGTTCGCGCCGTACGCGTCGAGCTCCCAGCCGTCGAGCTTGAAGACCGTGTTGTAGCGGTCGACGCTCTCATCGCTCGCCACGAAGCGGCGAGTGCGGTCGCCCGTCACCTCTGCCCCAGCTGGCGCCTCGCGGCGGATCGGCGTCTTCATGGAGCGAGAGACTCCGCGAGGGTGCTCACACGATGCGGGCCGCCGTCAGCGACGACGCAGGTGCTGCGCCCACGGCGGGTCCATGCGCGACGACTCGAGCTCGGGCGGCTCGAGCTCATCCTCGGGCGGCTCGGCTCCGTCGGCGGTGTCGTCCTCGGGCTCGACGTCGGCAGGTTTGGTGTCTGCCGGCGGCTTGGCGCCCGTTGGCGCTGCGCCAGGGACTCCGGCGGCGAACTCGCCCTCGAGCTCGAGGAGCGGCTCGTAGCCCGCCTCGATGCGGAACTCGTTGAGGAAGAAGCCTGCGGGCTGCGCTCTCATTACCTCGAGGCGTCGCGACTGGTCCTGCGGCGAGCTGAGCTCCACCTCGAGGAGCGCGCTCGCGCCGCCCTTGAACTTCGGGAGCAGCTGGTGCGCGAGCTCGGCGCGGAGAAACTCGCAGCGCGGGTGCTCGACGCCCACCGCGTACATGTGCGCGGCCGCGTCGATGGTGGCGCGGTTGCTGTTCTCGATGACGCCGACGCACTCAGGGGGAACGCCGAACACCTGGATGACGGTGTCGCGGTGCATGCGCCGGAGTTCGAGGAGCTGCTGGTCACGGAAGCTCGTGTCGAGCTTCACCGCGTTCATTTTCCCCGAGACGAAGTGGGCGCGATGGGCGTTGTGCACGCCGCGGTGCGCCGCCTCCCACTTCTCGCGCACCTGCTCGAGCGCGGCGGCGTTGAGGTTCCGCGCCTCCTCGAAGGCGACGATGATGCTCGGCGTGGCGTTGTTGAAGAACCACGCCTTGAGGTACTTGGCCGCGTACTCGTCGGTCTCGAGCTCGTCGCCCAGCGACTCCGCGACGCCGGCCCCGCGGCCGTACGGGTTCTCGGGGTCGATGTCGCGCAGCCACAGCACCGCGCTCGGCTCGAGGCGCATCTGCACGGCGCCAGAGCTGAGCGTGAAGTAGGGCGCGGCCGCGTTCGGGCAGGACGTCACCCAGTGCGGCGGCACCGGCCACAGGCCGTTTGGCACTCCGGCGTCGTCGTAGCTCACGAGCCAGAACGCCTCGCCCTTGATGTCGAGCCACACCTGCGTCACCTGGATGGCGGTGTGCCCGGTCATCATCGGGTTCGGCCGCTGCAGGAGCTCGAGCATCGGGTGGTCGGTCACCTCGCGCAGAACGCCCGCGCGCTGGAGCTGGGCCATGCGCTTCGCGCGGCCTTCCCGAGACGGGGAGAGCAAGGCGACGTCGCGCACCGCGCGGTCAGTGCCCCAGCGCCACGGCGGCGCCATGCGCCCCGGGCTCGCCACGGGCTCAGCCGCGCGCACGTAGACGCCCCAGCGCACCGAGGCGACACCCCGCGCAATCCGGTTGGTGACGGCGCGCAGCCAGGGCTGCTCCCGGTAGGCGGCGATGAGCTCGCGGGTGCCGCGCGCCGGAGGGCCTCGACCGCCAGCGCCTGGCGCGAGGAGCCCGCCCTCGAGGTCACCGCGGCCGACTACTCCACCGGCAGCGCGCGTCTCGACGCTGCGCCCGCGGAACCAGCTCGTCATCGAGTTGAGCAGACCCATGCTTCTGGTCGTACGCCCACCCCGTCACACGAAGGCGAAGGCCGCGCCCAACATCAGCTCATGCAGGCCCCAGCACATCGCGTCGGTGCGGTCGTCGCGCCGGCCGTTGATGCCCGTGAAGGCTCGCATCTGCGCCTCGAGCTTCGGCAAGTCGCCGACCAGGTGCACCTTCCCTTGCTCGAAGAGTGCGGCGATCGGCTCGGCTCGCTTGGCCTTGCCACGCATCGCGCGGACGGTCTTCACCGGGAGGCTCGGGTCGACGGTGCGGAGAGTGAACTCGACCATCTCTCCGCCGACGTTCACCTCGGCGACGACGCAGTCGGCCTGCCACTTGTAGAACATCTGGGCGGCGCGATTGGCCCACTCGTCGGGCGTGCCCTTGAGCGTGGCGTCCTCGAGCACGTAGCCGTGGTCGGCCTCGTCGAGGCCCACGACCACGATGCCCGTCTCATCGACGCCGCGTTCCGAGTTTTGAGCCGGGTCGATGGCGACGACGATGCGGCGGAGCTCGGGCGCGCGAGCTCGGCGCGCGGCCTCGACCTTCGCCATGTCGAAGATGCCGGCGGCGGCCTCGAGGATCTCCCCGTAGATCTCCTGCTTGCCCAAGCGGCTGCTGCCGTAGAGGCGGCCGATGGTTTCGATGTAGTTGGCCGCGAGGTTCGCTGAGTTCTCGTAGGTGGCGCCCCGCGTCACGACCGTGCCCTTGTCCCTCACTAGCATCGTGATGAGCTCGACCGGCTTGGGCGTGCCGGTGATGATCGCTCTGGGTTTGCGGCCGAGGCGGAGCCCGAGCTGCAGCTGCGCCCACGCCTCCATCGCGTCCGGCCACGACGCGGGCTCGTCACCCCACACCCAGTCGTGCTGCGGACCACGGAAGCGCTCTGGCTCCTCGGCGCTGAAGAGGGTCGCGCGCGCGACTTCGCGGCCATTGCGCTTCCACGTCACGCGCCGCTTGCTCGGCTCGTAGTGCGCCTTGAACCAGGGTGGGCACACGGCGAGGAGGCCGGACTCGCCCTCGACCATCGTGTCTCTCGCGTCGGCAGCGGTCGGCGCGACGAGAGCGATGCGCGTGGCGATGCCTCGCTCAACGGCGGCTCGAGTGGTCTCCGCACCCGTTCGCGTCTTGCCGAAGCCACGGCCTGCGAGGATGAGCCAGGTGTTCCAATCGTCGCCCGCTGGCAGCAGCTGCGAGTCTCGCGCGTGGATGCCTTCCCAGTCGTAGAGGAAGGCCAGCACGGCGCTGTCAGGCAGCGAGCTGAGGAGGGTTGTCAGCTCATCCCGCGTCAGGAGCCGGAGGAGGTGGTGCAGCCGAGTCGTCGGCTGCAGCTCCATCCCCCGTTCCATTGCTCGATCCTGCAGCGCCAGGCGGAGGCCCTGAGGGAGCCAGTCCTGAGAGCAGTCGGCCGAGCTTGTCGGCGAGTAACTTGCGAGCATCGGTGATCTCCATCGCGGGCGAGTCCGCGTTCTCGACGCTGAGGTGTTCCGTGCGAGCCCACTTCTCGTCGCCCTTGCTGAAGCGGCGCTCGAGGAAGCGCTGCGCCACCTGCGGGTCCTGTGAGGCGCCGGCCCAGTAGGCGCGCGTGAGCGCGAGCTCGGCGTCACCCTCCGCCAGCTCGAGGGCGAAGAGCAGCCGGCGGCGCGGGTCGGAGTCGTCCTTGAGGTCGCCAGCCTCGCGCAGCCAACCCTTGAACGTGTTCTCGCTCACGCCGACGTGACGCGCGGCCGCGCGTCGGGTCGCTCCCGTCTCGCGGATGAGGTCCGCGGCCGCGTCGATCATCTCCTCGGTGATGGCCAGAGCCGGAGCTCGAGCGCGTACGGAATTCTGAGGAGCACCCACACCCCCCTCCCGTGGGTGTTCAACGGCGATCGGAGCGGGCGGGGGAACTGCAGCCTGGGGGGCGCGGCCGCGCTCGCGATCCGCCTCGCGCTTGCACTGGCGGCAGTAGGGCGCGAGCCCGTCAGCGGTCGCGCGGTTGCGCGGGAACTCGGAGAGCGGTCGCTCCGGCGAGCGCCCGTAGCGCACGCACCTGGGGCAGAGCTTCGTCGGCTCGGCGCGAGCTCGCGGAGCTGGTCGCGCGCGCGGCGGCGGCGCCTTCTTGCGAGTTCGAGGCGGTGGTGATCGACGCGACGCCATGCGGGGCACGTTGGCCGAGGTCCGTCACTCGACGGGGCCGGCCGGAATTCCGGGGTTTTTCCGAACTAGCCCGCGCGAATTG